ACTCCGTATCTAATATACTCGCCATCTTCTAGTTCCATAACTTTTTGAGCAAATAAATCTGCAGTTAATTTTTTTGTATATAGTTCTCTGTAAATAAAAATATTATTATCAAAGTCTATTGCAAACCATAAACAACAAGCAGGTGAACTATATCCCCAGTCTGCAGCTCTAAACTTCATCCAACCTCTAGGAATATCAAAAGGTTTCATTACGTGAATCTCTTTATTAAATTCAGGAAATGAAGAATCTTCAAACGCTTCCCAATTACCATCTAAGAATTGTTTTCTTTGTACTTCTGGTAATGATGCTAACATTGCGTAATAATCGTCTGTCTGCATCAAGTAGGGATTATCTTGCAGTTTAGCAGGAATAAATCTTCTTGATATCTTTTTTATACCAGTTGGTGTCTTAATGTCAATATCAAATTTTGTATTAGGCTTAGAGGGGTCAACAAACATTTCTTTTACCCACTGTGAGCCAACATTTCCCGGATTACCTGTTGCCCTCATAAACACTGGAATCTCAGGGTCTACACTTCTTAAAGATGAACGTAAGAAATTATATATATCTTGTGTAGGATATTGTGGTAATTCATCAATGCCAATCCATGTATATGACTGTCCTTGATATCTTAAAGCATCTGTCAGATTCTCTGCGTAACCAAATTCTATTCTAGCACCTGAAGGAAACTTCCATTCTTTTTCTTGTTCTCTCCATTTAGCACCAGGGTATGCTTTTGGATATAACTGTTGAGAATGATTTATTAAGTCTCTCAACTCAGGCATTGTACGTCTAATTAATAATGCTCTGTGTTTTTGTTTATCACAATATCGTAGTGGGTCAACTAACATAGCGTAAGATTTACCACCACCTCTTGCACCACCATAAAAAACTTCTCTTTCTGATGCTGCTAAAAATTCTGTTTGAGGACCATCATTAGGTTCAAAGATAACTTCTTTTTCTTTTATTGCATTCTTAATGCTAGGTGTTGTGTCCTCTATCTTATCTTCTTCAATAAGATTCTTTTCACCTGTAAAAACTTTATCTAATTCTTTTAAACTATTTTTTGTAGCCCAATAATTCTTTTGTGCTTTAACTAATTCTTTTTTCTTATCTGCTAATTTTTCTTGTGCAGATTTTTTAGCTTTCTTTTCTTTGACTGTTAAATTTTTATTTAAGTCAGCTACTCTACGTCTACCAGTATTTTTTGGTTTAGGCTCGTCTACCACCCTTTATTTATTTTCCTTTTTAATACTTCTCTTAATCCCATTCCTGTAATAGTTCTACCTGAATGATGAGATAGCCACTCTGCAGTTTCTCTATAACTACAATGATTCTCAATAAACTTTTTTGCTTTTGTTAGTAGTTCCATTTCTTCAGGCACTTCTACTAAAAGTTTATCGTTTTCTTCTGATACCTCGTAACCAAAAGGAATAAGTCTAGATACTCTGCGTCTAGTTATTCTTAGGGGGGAGGATGAAGATTCCGTGTGCGACTTTTGCATTGACATCTATCTTTTCCTTTTTAACTAATCCTATTCTATCTAAAACTTGTTTTGCAGCTTCTAATCTTACATTAGCACCAGGGGTTGTGCTCTCTTCTAATCCCATAGTGTTAATCATTTGCATACTAGCTTTTGGAGCAAACGCTGCTAATACTTGTTCTGCTCTATCTATTATCTCTTCCTTTAATGCTTTCAATGGAATAGTATAATGAGAATATCCTGCAATCTCTCCTGCAGTCTTTGGGTCGCCGTTTGCTTCACCAAACAAAGCATCTAAAAAATCTTTTTGTTTATCTGTTAAATCTACAGATTTATTTTCACTAGGAACTAACATTTCTTACCTTTTGTAAATGTCTTTCTGTTCTTTCTTTTAACCAGTCAGGTGATTTTCTAATACCCACCTGCTCTTCTATTTGTCTTTCTTTCATTCCTTGACGAGCAGCACTTATCATTTGGTCTCTGCCTTTATGTTCTGCTCTTTCAATAAAACCCAACATAGGTGCAGTTACAACTTGTTGTATGTTTTTATCTTTTAATAATTCTTCTCTTTCTTCAAAAGATAATATCTCATCCCAAACTTTTCTTGTCTTTTTATTTTTAAAAGAATACAGTGGCATTATTTTATAACCTCAAAATATTTACGTTGATATTTATTTAAGCTAGATAAAGATTCTATATCTGTATCATACTCACATAATTTTTTATATAAACTTTTATTATCTATCCAACTTCGACCATTCCAAAATTCAAATCCATCAAATCTAGATTTATAAGAATTACTTTTTTCATAACCATAAGATAAATAATACTTCTTACATTTATTTTTTATAGACCAGTCTATCTCGTACAAAGTTGCATAAGTTCCCATTCCTAATTTTGGATTTTGATAATCCCAAGCAAACTGGCCTGTTAGAACATGTTTGCTATTAAAAACTTTAAACTCTGTAAACGCTATCGGTTTATCTTTGTAATAGTAGATAAAATATTTCCAATCAATGTAGTCTTGTCTTTCAAATACTTCGCTTTCTTCTTCAAAGTTTTTTTCATAAAACTTTTTATGCTTAATATATTTTTTATAAATATTGGAAACAATAATGAAAAGTGTGTCATCTAATTTATCGTACAGCCTTACTGTAATATCTTTTTTTCGTAATGTCTTTTTTTGTTTTTTACTAAATGTAAATTTATTTAGTTGTAGTCTTGTGTTTCTAGCATTAATCCAAGTGAGTTCATTTAGTGGTGTATAATACCATGATAAAGGAATCCACCCATTTTCAAAAGCATAACAATATTCATCTTCTTTAAAATATGCTAATGCTAAAGAATAAATAAAATCATAGTTCGTTAGCTTTCCTGTAATATGGTCAAAGAATATTTTCAAAGATGACCTTTACCGCTATCGTAACTAGACCCTCCTTCTTTTAAAAACTCAGTCATGTATGAATCATCTGAGGTTTCTGTATCTCTAGTATTCTCTACGGTGTAAAATGTTTGGTCTATTTTATATCCCGGATTCTTTTTTAATCTATCTGAAATATATGCATCATCCATCCATACTATTCTGTTGTTGGGGTAAATAAAGAAATTACCATCATCCATCTTGAACACGTGTCCACACTTATGTTCAGGGTCTTCAGAAAAATTTGTATCTGTCATCCCTGCTTTATTTTCCCAAGCCCAGTCTAGAGTAAACATGTATGTGCCTCTTCTCCAAACACCTTTGTAGTCTACTAAGTCTGCTCGACAATTCGCTAGTCTATTTCGTCTGTTAACATCCACGTAAGGAGAAAAACAATCCCAATACATATGTATATTTAAATTATGTATGGGCGCATCTTTCTTCCAACAAAAAGCATGGATAGGTCTTCTAGTCCAGTTCACACCATTTTCTAATAAACATTCAAACAAAGGAACTCTTCGTTCTAGACTAGCTACGCTGTGTACGTCACAAACGCTAAACTCTCCATGACCTTTCTCATGGTCGTACATATACTCATCTCTAATATAACAATTAAAGGTGGGTAAATTATGATTTAGAAATGCCACTTACTTCTTCTTCTTTGTAGTTTTCTTTTTAGTTGGCTTTTCTTTTATTTCCATCTTTTTTAATTTGCCATCATTAATCATAGCATAAAAGATATTTTTACCTTTCTTTGGCCCATATCTTTTTGTAAATTCTTCTAGGGTTCTTTTACCTTGACTTGTTAGGGGCATTGTGTTTCCTTTTTAAAGCTAGTTTACCTTTTTTAAATATACTTACAACTTCTGTTTTACCCATGACTTTTGCTCTTTGTTCTCCTACAGTTAGTATTTGAACTTTTCTTGCATAAGGCTTTTTAATTTTTTTAACTTTTGCTACAGTTGCTCTAGCATCTGCAGGTGTTGCAAACTTTATTGGTACAGTATCTTTAGGATTCTCATCCGTATATAATCTTCTACCAGAACCTTTGGGCTTTTTACCCGTTCCTTTTTTTGGGTCTGCCATTTTTAAGTGCTTCTTTTAAAAGTTTTCTTTGTGCAGTGTGGGCCTTTACAGCCTTACCTAGTCCTGAAGCTACCTTTCTAATTTTTGCTTTTGCTTTTGGTTTCATTTTATTCTCCTAAAATTTAAAATTTAATCCTACTTTAACTTCATCTTTATCCGCAGACAATTCTGTTTTTAAATCTTTTGTAAATGACTTTGATAAATTTAAACTAGCGTTACCATCTTTATTGACCGTGAAAGAACTATTATAAGTTTTACCACCAATCTTTAAACCTATTTTATTTGTACCCACTAGCACATTATCACTAAAAGGTATTTTATTTATTTTAGATTCTATTTTTTCTTTTATAGAACTTACAACAGGAGTATTTAATACTACACTACCTAGTGCTGCAGTTGCTGCTTTCTTAGAAGACTTAATTGCTTGTTTCTTTTGATTATCTGCATCTGCTACTTTCTGTAGCTCTTCAATAATTCTAACATTGTTAGAGTATTTACTTTCTTTACTCATCTCTATTATTTTCTATAATCTCTACAGCCTCTGTACCTTTGACTGCTTTGTATACATTACCCTTTGGACTTACGGCCTTTAACATGTTTCTGAGACTTAGGAGGACTTTTTGTACTCC